GCTCACCTAAAACAGCTACGTATCGTCTGCTTTGCAAAATATGTCTGCGCAAGTATAAGACAACCGAACATGTAGTACCACAAGACGACTCAGCAAGCGATGATGAAAGAGATCTCTTAGTGGAGGGAGAAGCATTTGACTCTAAAGAGAGAATCAAATTGATCAGCGGAGAGGCAGTAGCCAGTAGTGGAGGCGCTCAGCGTGAAAAATTTCAAAAGAAAACTAAAATTCGCGGAGAAACATCAATCCGCGAAAAATTTAGAACTAACAAAGTCGAAGGAGAATCATCGACGTGGAAATCCTATTTTCCCTCTGTTTTTGGAAAGAAAGAAGAAGAACAACAAGTGATTGAAGGCCAAGCTTCTGACGACCCTCAAGTCTTAGTAGTCTTGCCTATAATACGAAACAACTGTATTTCCTTTAACGTTGGAACGAGAGGAGTGAATGGCCTGATTTTGTGTGGACGCTGGATGGTAACAGTCGCTCACGTATTTGAAGGCCTCCATGGTGAAGTCCCCTATTGTATTGATTGGAAAGGCAAGAAATTCCCGGGACTGTTGACAATATCAAGGTTTGTGAAGAAAGGAGAGTACATCGTAGTTGAAGGAAGGAAATATCTGGAGGATATAGTTTTTGTCAATTTTCAAGAGAACCGAGCCCTACCAAATTTTCGCGATATTAGACCACACATTGCGAATTATGACGATTTTGACTTGATTTGTGGAAGCGCCGGAATTCTGTTGGAAAAAGTGCCCGACAGCGGAGATTTTATACCACACCCCGTACCCAAGATACACACAATGATTGATCGACGAGTGGAAACAAGAATGCAAAAGGAAGGGATTACAGCAAAAACAGCAGTTGCTGCAGGATGGGAATATCATGTGGACGTAGCTCCCGGAGCGTGCGGATCTCCCTTGATCTGCAAAAACAAAAATCTGACTAAAAAGCTTGTCGGATTTCACTTTGGAGGAGTACGTTCACTAGGTTTTTCGTTCGCCCTATTTCGAGAACTGATTGATCGGGTAATCACAGAAGACATTGTGATTGGACAGAGCAAGAGCATTGATGACATCTCGAAGTTTTGTTCTCGCAAGTATGAAGTATTCAGCGAGGATCTCCCTGTTGACCATACCTTGCGAGTGGTTCCTACCGGCCGTATAGAAATTATTGGACAGTTGGAAGAAAAATGGGTAGTAGCAATGCCTCGTAAAACAGATATTGTTCCCTCTCCATATTTTGACCAGATATTTGAACATACTACGGAACCGGCTATTTTGAACGACAAGGACCCGAGAACACCTGGAGATATTGTGCAGCGAGGAGTGGACAAATTTGGAAAAGTTCACATGAACAAGAGACCTAGAACCATCATGAACCAGGTGATACGTCATAAAATCAAGAAGCTCGAAAAAGCGAGCAAAGATTTCAACGGACCACTCAGAACACTGACGCAAGATGAAGCAATCAACGGAATTGTTGGCCAGAAGTACATTGCTCCACTACGAATGGATACCTCTCCAGGTTTTCCGTTCGTAAAACTAAGGCCATCGGGACAAACGGGACGAAATTTTCTTTTCGAGGAGATTGGAATGAGAAAAGACGGCGGAATTCGATACCAACCAGGACCACTTTTGCAACGCTATCTCGATGAAATCTGGGATGGCTTGGCTCAGGGAATAGTACGCCACAATTTCTATGTTGACACACTGAAAGACGAGAAACGTTCGATCGCAAGATTGTACAAGACTCGTTTTTTTAATGTGCACAACGTAGCGTGGCAAATTGTTCACCGACGCCTTTTTGGAGCAGTTCAAGCTTTCAGATTAGAAGTAGGCTTCAAAGTGGGTTCCGCTCTAGGACTCGACATGCATGGACCAGATGCATCCCGACTGATTCATTTTTT